GAAGAAGTGTTATTCACAGGATTTGGCACAGCTCCAGTAAAATCTGAAGGTGCTGCTGTTTCTTTTGATGAAGCACAAGAATCATTCACAGCTAGATATAATCACGAAACAGTTGCTTTGGCTTTTTCAATTACTGAAGAAGCAATGGAAGACAACTTGTACGACACTTTCGCAAAAGTTCGTGCTCGTGCTTTAGCTCGTGCAATGGCTAATACTAAACAAGTAAAAGCTGCTGCTATTTTCAATAATGGATTTACAGCAGGTGATAGTGCAATTGGTGATGGACAAGCTTTCTTTTCAGCTTCACACCCAGTTGTAGGAGGTGGAACTCAAAGTAATATTCTAGCTGCTGCTGATTTATCAGAGTCAGCTTTAGAAACTGCTTTGATTGCTATTGATGCAACAAAAGATGACAGAGGTATCTTAATTGGTACACAAGCTGTATCTTTACACATTCCATCTGACCTTAAATTTACTGCAGAGAGACTATTAGCTTCTCCAGGTAAAGTAGGGTCAAATCACAACGACATTAACGCAGTTAGAAACATGGGAGTAGTTCCAAATGGTTATTTTGTAAATAGAAGATTTACAAATTCCAATGACTACTACATTAAAACTGATGTACCTAATGGTGCTAAAATGTTTGTAAGAGTTCCTCTACAAACTAAAATGGAGCCAGACTTTGATACAGGTAACGTCAGATTTAAATCAAGAGAAAGATATTCTTTTGGTGTTTCTGATTGGAGAAGTTACTATGGCTCACAAGGAGCATAGATAAACATTTATAAGGGGTCTCTTATGAGACCCTTTATATTTTATATAGGGAATAAGAATGACTAATTTAAGTACAGTAAGACATGTAACAACTTCATCAGGAGACTTAACAGCAGTTGCAGTAGGTTTTCCAACAAGAATTAGAGGTTTTAATGTTTTAAATTCAAAAGATGCAGTAGGTACATTTGAGATAAAAGATGGTTTAACAACAGGAGCCACTAAATCAAGAATTAAAATTAATATGGCAGCAGATGGTACATTAGACACTTATCTAGCAGATGAAGGTGTTAGATGTGAAACTGGTGTTGTAGTAAGTGCAAGTGTTAGTGTATATGCTACAATTTACTTTGGATAAATGAAATGGCTAGAAAAGCTAAAAAGAAATCTAAAGGAATGGGAATTAAGACTAGTGTAAAGTCAGGTAATTTTTTACCCACTAGCAAAGGTGCAGGTATGACAAAAAAGGGTGTTGCTGCTTATCGTAGAGCAAATCCAGGTTCTAAATTAAAGACTGCAGTAACTGAATCAAATCCTACAGGAAAAAGAGCAAAGAGAAGAAAATCATTTTGTGCTCGTTCAGCAGGACAAGCTAAGATGCATAACATAAGCTGTAAGAAAACTCCAAAGAAAAGAATATGTGCAGCTCGTAGAAGATGGAAATGTTAGATGGCAGACTATACAACTTTAACAACAGAGATAGTAAATACAACTGAGAATGATGCTCAAGAGTTCTTAGACCAAATACCTAACATTGTTAATAGAGCAGAGGAAAGATTAACAGATGAATTAGATGATTATGGTTTAGTAACATATACTTCAGTAGCAGTTTCACAAGGCAATAATATAGTTACTTTACCAACAGGCACAAGAATTGTAAAGAACTTTAATGTTGATATTAATGGAGCAAAGACAAGTATACTTTTAAAAACTGATGAATATTTAAGAGATTATTGGAACGTGTCAGCTTCAACAGGTGAGCCAAAATATTATGCACATAAAGATAATACAACTATATTAGTAGCACCTACACCTTCATCAACAAGTAATGGTGAGATAGTTCACGTAACAAGACCTACAACTTTAACGTCAGCTTCACCTACTAATTATTTTACACAGTTTTGTTATAACGCATTGTTTAATGCATGTTTAGTTGAATCGTACATCTATATGAAAAACTTTCAGGTTGTACCTACATTTGAACAAAAGTATCAATCAGCTATTTCAATTGTTAGAAACAGAGCCAGAAGATTTAGACGTGATGATATGACAAGACCTGCAAGTCCTGCAGGAGCAGATAACACAGTAGTAGATGGGAGTAACTAATGAAAAAAACAATTATAAATAAAGCAATAGAAATAATATCTAGTGGAAAAAAACAAGCACAAGAAGCACTTAAAGATAATAAAATATCTAAAGATGAATATAATAATTATATGAAACAATTAAATAAAGCATTAGATAAGGCACCTAAAAAGAAATCTGGTGGTAGATTAAGTGATGGTACTGCATTTATTAAAAGTTTATATAAGGATAAATTATAATGGTTATTAGTAGAAGTTCAATACCACAACAGATAAGTAAACCTGGTGTAAAGAAAAAAAGTAAAGTTAAAAAAGTTTTAAAAGGTTTGGGTAAAGGTTTATTTAGTCCTGCAGCAGTTGCTTTTGAAGCTATCATGCCTAAAGAAGCAGGTTCAGCAACTTTATTTACTGATGAAGAATTAAAAGAAATAAAACGTAAAGAAAAAGAAAATGAAAAGTCTATAAAAAAATATATGGGTGGTTCACTAAATACAAGGAGAAAATAATGGTAAAAGAAGTAATTAAGAAAACACTTGGAAAAAAATTTACAGAATTAACTCCAGAACAAAGAAAAAAAATAGTTAATCAAGTTAGAAAAATTCCTGAGTTTGCAAAGAAAACTAAAGGTGAAATAAGAAAAATACTTAATAAAGTTTTTACAAAACTACCTACAAGAAAATATAAAAAACCAAAGGAGAGAAAAGAACTTTTTGATGTAAGTGATTTACAAGATAAAAGCACAATGGTAGGTAGAAATGCACCTAAACAACAAATGACTAGAGTTAGAGCTAAACCAATGGGTGAAGATAAAATTGAAGGAATGGACTCTACTCAAAAAATAATAACATCTGATGATTTATATACTGATAAAGCAACAGGTAAAATAAAAGAAAGTTTAAAAACAGGTTCTAAAGAAGTAAGGAATCCTGAAACACCTGTATTTGATAGAGGAAAAAGTAGAAATCCTTTTGGTATGAATAAAGGTGGAAGAGTTCGTAGCTATCGTGGTTATGGAAAAGCCAGACGTGGTTAATTAATATTGAAAGGAGAAACAGATGGCAGAAAAAAAATCATTAGTACCAAAAGAAAATAATCCAAAATTAAGAGCAGAGGTAGAAAGAATTAAAAAAAAAGAAGCCTTAAACAAAGCCTTAAAGAAATTACCTGGTCCATTAGGTAAAATAGTAGGAATGACTGTTAACCAAATTGCTGATAAATATACAGGTAGAACAATGTTCAGACTATTTGGTGAACTTCAAAATAAGAAAAAAATATTTGGAGATAAATTTGAAGAAGTAAAAAAGAAATTAGCTAAAGCTAAAAAATTAAGAACGAACAGAGTAGAAATGGGAGAAGTTTCTGATAGACTTTCAGAAGATTTACCAAAAGCTAGTTTAAGAAAATCTGGTGGTAAAGTTAAAAAAATGCAATCTGGTGGTAGAGTTGGTGCACCTAGAGGTACTGGAGCTGCTTTACGAGGTTTTGGAAAAGGATATAAATAATGGTAAAAGGTGTTGGAAAAGTAATATTAAAAAAATTTAAAGGCACTGAAGATTCTAAAGGTAAACTAGGTTCTATGTTTTCATCAGACATGATGAAACTTGCTGAAGAAACTAAAACTATTATTAATAAACTTAAAAAAGGTTTTAAACTTACAGATAAACAAAAAAAAGACATGGAAAGAGGAATTAAACTTCATGAACAAAAAGCTAAACAAATTATTAAAGAAGTTGAAGCTCCTGGTTCTACAACAAAAGTAAGTAATCTTAATAAATTAAAAGAAATAGCTAAAGATGGTAGAAAAGCATATGAAAGTAAAAATGATGGTGGTAGAATTGGTTCAATTAAAAAACCTAAAAAAACTAAAAAATTAAAAGTTGACTACAAACCAAAAAAAAGAAAGCAACCAATTGACCCTAGAGACTTATTTAAAAATTTAAAAGAATCTGGAGAAATTCCAAAAAGAACAGGAATAAAAAGAGGTAATGTTATTGAAAGTTTACCTACACCTAAAAGAGGAAATGGTAAACTAAGAGGTATAGGTAAAGCACTGCGTGGTGGTGGTAAAGTAATGAGAGGTTAAATGTCTTATAATACTTCAGGCACATATAATTTTAATTTAGAAATAGGTGACGTTATACAAGAAGCTACTGAGATGATTGGTGGTGAAGTAACTCTTGGTGAAGAACCTAGAAGTGCTAGACGTTCAATTAATTTAATATTAAATGACTGGCAAAATAGAGGTGTGTGTTTATGGACAACAAATACAACAACTGTAAGTATTGCTTCAAGTACAACTGCAGTAAGTTTAGGTAGTCATGTAAGTGACGTAATGCAAGTTGTAGTAAATAGAGATAATACAGATTTAGAGATGACACGTATCTCTTATGAAGAATGGTTAAAGATACCTAATAAAGGACAAACAGGTAGACCTTCACAATATGCAATTAAAAGATTTAGTGATAATGTTCAATTATATATGTGGGCATTATCAGATGTCAATACTGAC